TTCCGCCGGAATATCCCCACTGGTGGAGATCACCACCAGTGCCTGCGCGTACTCTCGGCGTCTCGTGGGGAGATACCGTACCGTATTGCACAGAACGCGCAGGTTCATCGCAGCGGCCGGGCCCGCAATCCACGTAGGCAAGTCGCACATAATCCATACGGTACGGGCATTGTTGCCATCGGCGCGCGCTCTTATTTGCTCAAGCATTGTATCGACGGCCCGCAACTCGGGCCCGCCCCACGGATTGCCAGCAAGATCAGTGCAACCCGAGCCGCAGTTCCACAGCATAGTGTCAAACTTCGCGCTCTCGGCTGCAGCGGAGACGCATTCGACAACCCTGCTCTCTTCCTTGGTGACTATCCAAATCAGGGACGTTCCTGCGCGCAGGGCGTTGGCGATCTCGTTTGCCTTGGTTTCAGACTTTGACATATCGTTCTCCTTTCGTTCCGCACCATGCGGAACTGGTCAATTGACGCCCCTATGGGTGTTAAGTCAATAACTTTACAGCATAGGAGGTGTGCGGTTTTGCTATTGACACGGCGCCTACCGTATTGCAGTCAAGTTATCCACAGTGCGTCAAGTTGTCATCTTGACACGGCGGCCGGGTTGTGCTAGCCGGGCGTTCGTGCTTTGTTCCGCTTTGTTTGGTTCGCGGTTTGTTCACGGTCGCCGCTGACCCCCGTTTCGGCCCATACCGTAGCCGGTCGTAGCTCGCCCGGAGGCGCCCCGGGGTGAGGCTAAAAAAAATAAAAAAACTTTACACGGTATAAGCTAAAAAAAAATTCCCAAAAAAAATTTGCTCGTGTCAAAAAAAATAGTTGACATTGATCTTGGGCGAGCGCATATAAGGATTGTCAAACGATGGAGCAAACAAATGGCCAAGGCAACAGATGAAGACGCCCACGAGGTGATGACGCTGGCGAGCAAGATCGCCGACTTCTGTTACGAAAATTCCACCGACCACAGCGTGAAGGGAATGCGAAAAGCTTGCGCCGCTTGCGTAGCCTCTGCATCCGCAATGGGCAAGGCTTCCGGCCTCGAAATCGAAACTTTGGTGAAGGGCTTCATTCAGGTGATCGCAATGGCCTACAAGGTCGATGTTACCATGAGCACAGGCGACAGCGACGAGGTTAAGGGCTTCAAGGTTCCCGGCAACGGCGACGTGAATTAGCCGCCAGTGACGGCGGCAGGGAAACCGGAGTAGATCCGCGCATCCTGCCGCCGTAGCGGGCGACTACCATAGGAGGTGAAGATGGCTATCGCTTGGTGGTTACTGCGTCATCGCAGGCAAGCCGAGGCTTACGAGCAAGGCTACGACATCAGCCTACCTGCCGCGCAAACCGAGAGGTTCGCGTATGAGTTCGAGCAGGCTTTACGGGCTCGCGGCGAAGCGGCTCGCGAAGAGTTCGAGAAGGCGGAGATAATCCGCAATCCCAAGTACCGTAGGAGGTGAAGATGGACGACTATGCGGCGAATGAAATCGTCGAGGCGTTGGCTCGCGCTGTCGGACGATCTGTGATGATGGGCCGTAAGGCCCGAGCCCGAGCCGCCGATTTGCTCGAACGCGATGTAGCGAACGGGCATTTCAGTGCAAATCCAGCCCACACGCCGGTTGTGCGAGCATTCATCGCAATGCTGCGAGACGACGCGGCTAATAGCGTAGGAGGTTGAAATGAAGACTTTCAATTGCTGCATCTGCGGCGCATACCTGACAGAGAAGTGGCCCGCTAATCCCGAGCCATTCGGCCGCCCCGGCCAGTTCTGCTGCAACGATTGCGACAATCGGTTCGTGATCCCGGTTCGCATCGTCTACGGTAGGGACGTTGCTCGCGATATTCTTGAGCCCTTGCAACGGATCGCAACGCTAGGCCGCCTCGTTAATAAAGCGGCCGAGAAGGCTCAAGCGTTTTCAAAGCTAATCGAAAAGCCGACGAAGGAGGCGAGGTCATGAAGTACTACGTCGAATTGAAGCAGACCGTGATCGAAGCCGCGACCGTGGTCGTGGAAGCGGCTGACGAGGACGAGGCCGAGCGCATCGCCCTCGAACAATCCGAGATCGATCCCGAGATCGTGTGGAACTACGACGAAACGACGAGCCCGGCCGAAGTGGTCGAGATCACACCATCCGCAGTCGATACCGTATTGGCCGAATAGGAGCGGGAGGGAGTCTCTACCTGCAGCCGGATATGGCCATCGGGCAAGTGTGAGAGGCACTACAAGGCGAAGTTCCGTCCCTCCCGGCCGAGATGACTTAGGGTAGTTTGCATCTCGGCACATTTTGCGGTGAAACCTCGCAAAGCCATAAAAAACCCGCCGCTGGAAGGAGCACAACCAGCGGCGGAAAGTAGATCCCAACTGTAACGTGGAGTGCTGTCAAGCCACCTGACAGCGTTTCGCGTATATGCTACCGTAGCCTGCATGGCAATACCTTGGCGCGGCTTCCTTTCGGGACGTTGGCATAGACGGGACGGGAACGTGTACGGTATAAGCCGTACCCATGACGACAATCCGGCAAGGGCTGTACGATCTTCTCGGCTCAGTGGAGATCGATACCAAGGAACAGGGGCGCAGCCGCGTCGAGCCGTGGCCGAGCCAAAGATTAGTTATCGACGGAGTGGCGAGGGGCCTAAGTGAAGGCGTCCACGAATTTGTAATCTTAAAATGTAGACAGGTCGCGATCACTACGGTATGTAGCGTAATCGAATTATTCTGGGCCTTGGCGAACCCCGGAGTGCAAGGCGCCATAATTGCCGATAGGACCGACAATCTAGAGCGTCTTCGTCGCATATTCGCTTCACTGCTGCAAACCTTACCGCCCGAGTGGCGTTCGCCAGAGCATGAATTAACTCAAAATAATCGCACAGGCATGGCCTTTGCGAACAGGTCAGTGATCGATCTGCTCGCTGCAGGTAACAACCCCGATCTCGGCGCCTCCCGGGCCTTGAATATGATGCACGCGACCGAGTGCTCATTGTGGCGCTCCCTTGCTGGCGTGGAAAGTCTGAAGGCTAGCCTAGCCCGGCAAAATCCCAACCGGCTTTATGTCTGGGAATCGGTCGCCAACGGTATGAATTGGTTTTATAATTTTTGTGAACAGGCGAAGCGCGACCGTCACATGCGATTCATCTTCGTTGGTTTCTGGTCGAATCCGACCTACAGTATACCGAAATCGGACCCTGACTACAAAGTTTACTGGGACAACAAGCTCACCGATCAGGAGCTTGCGAATGCCAAGCTAGTAAAAAAACAATACGGTATCACGGTAAAACCGGAGCAAATAGCATGGTGGAGACGAGAGAGCGAGTTCTGGGCAGAGGAATATATGCTTCGCCACTATCCGTGGCACGAGCGCGAATGCTTTATCGCCTCGGGTTCCGGTTTCTTCCCAGCGGCGAGGACGTTGGAGATCGCGGAAAGCTTGAGCCCCGGCCCCCCGTTCAAGGGCTACAGGTACATTTTCGAGGAAAAATTTCTCTCGTCGAGGATTGAACAAGTCAACAGGAGCGATGATGCGCAACTCCGCGTATGGGAGCCGCCCGACCCTCAAGGCCATTATGTTATCGGAATCGATCCATCCGGCGGCGGAGGCGGGGATAGCAATGATCACGCAATCCAAGTCCTGCGATGTTACGCCGATAAAGTTGTCCAAGTTGCAGAGTATCGGTCTAACAAGCCGCTTACATATCAACTCGCTTGGATTTTGGCTCACCTTGCAGGCGCATATCGGGATCATATTGCGAATCTTGAGGTTACAGGCGTTGGTGCTGCGGTATTGCCAGAAGTACGCAATCTCCGCCAACTTGCCGAAAGAGGAATACTGCAAGGAGATGCTGGATCGGAAGCTATCCTGAATATGATCGGTTGCGTACGGTGGTTTCTGTACAAAAGACCCGACACACTCGGTGGTGCTGGCAACGTCATCGCGTGGAAAGCAAACCAAGACAACAAACATCAGATTTACTCGGAACTACGGGACAGCCTCATGCTGCACCGGATAGAGATCCGTAGCTCCGGGCTCATTAATGAAATGCAGGCTATCGTAGAAGATCAGGGCTGGATCGGTGCGGGACCGGATACCGGAGAAAACGACGACCTCGTATCAGCTTTGGTGCTTGCGCATCATGCTTGGGTCGAATGGCGGCGTCCTGTATTGGTCGCGAAGGGCAAGACGTGGGAATCAATTAAGGGCGAGAGGCCGCCGCAAGATATGGCGACGATGCTCTCTTTTGCGTTCTCGAACCACATCGCCTCAATTAATCGCAAAGCTAACCGCAAAGGTGCCTAATGCCGATCATTCGGACCTATGGCTGTGAAGGCTGCGGCAACTTCATGGACGTGACTTTGACGATGGATCAGGTAGACGATCCGCCGCCCGAGTGCCCGCACTGCGCCGGAAAAACTTATCAGCAGTTCAAGCCATTCGCTATCGGAGGAACGCCAGCCTCGAAGGCGCACGCGCTCGCCGAAGACATCATGGCCAACGACTATCACGTAGCCGACACGAGCTTCGACAAGTACAACGGCCGAAAGGTACGGTACAAGGACGAAACGCCGAAGACCGAGCCCGACCGACGCTCGACCTTTCAAGCCGCTGGCGCCGACCTTGCCGCTGCAATGCAGATGGGCAAAAAAAATCGCCTCTCGCACGGCGACCCGCTTGCGGTGCTACAGCACAACATAAAAACCGGCAAGGAACGCGACCTCATCGCCGACAGCATCCAGCGGTCCAAACAACACCGTGTATGGTAATAATCTTTACGGTAGAAAAAATTTATGCTAAAAATACCGAGCGGCGGCGAAGACCTCGAACTCTGGGTGCGCGAAACCATCGACGAGTGCATGGCCTCATCGCAAGAGCGAGGCATGATCTACACACGCGCGGGGAAGTACTACTATACCGGAAGTGTGGATAGTGTCGCCTCGATCTACAATAAAATTAAACCATTCATCGATAGGCTGGCCGGGTTCCTTATGCAGCCGACCGATGTCAGGTTCGCTATCATCTTCGACCGGGGCGAGGACGAAGGCGTTCTCAAACGCGCTGAGTTTATAGCGGATAAGTTGACCGCAGATTACCGGCAATCTGACTCCGACATCACCTTCGCCGAGGCTACCGTATGGTCGCTCGTGAACGGTTGCTATCTGCTCAAGCACATTCCCCACGAAGAAGGATTTCGCATCGCTCCGGTTCACCCGCAGAATTTCGGCGTTCTCGGCGAGACGATCCTCGACCTCGATGAGCAGGAGGCTTTCTGCCACGTATCGTATCCAACTATATCCCGATTGCGCTCGATGCTCGAAGAAATGAATCACCCCAGACGCCGCGAAATAATCGCGCGGATTATGGAAGCACGCCCGACCGACCGAGATGAAGAGGAGCCAACTTATTTTCATCAGATGGTTGTGGGTGGCCTGCAACCATTGGGTAACGTACGAGACACGGCAGGCGATGCGTCCGGGCTGGTGCAGGTCTTCCCTACGCCGACGCCGTGGAAGCCGCAACGCAGAATGGCACCTACGGTACGATTTTGCGAGCTATGGGTGAAAGACGCAAACCGGGACGGCGACTACACTACGATCCAATGCGTGTATCCCGACATTATCATCGAAGGCGAGGATACCCGACGCAACCTGTCGCGAGTTCCGGGTTTCCATCCGTTCGTAAAAATTCAGGCCCAGCCGACGCCCGGTTATTTTTTCGGTAGGTCGGTAATTGCCGATGTACAAATACTGCAGGACGTGTTAAGTAAAAGACTTGCCGACATCAAGGTGATGTGGGATCGTAACGTACGAGCGCCAC